CAAAAGGTAAGGTTGCAAGATACGATGTTACGAATAAAGAATTGGAATTAATTGATATTGTAGGTAACTTCTCAGATGCTGATACTTTAATTGGCGAAACTACTGGGGCTGAAACTGTCATAGATAGCTTTAGTTCCATAGAAATTGAAAATTCTTCCGTTTCAGAAAATACATACTTCGAGACTCAAGCAGACGGTATTGTTGATTGGACAGAAAGTAATCCATTCGGTGAATTTGGAAATCAACCAGGTAGCTTCTAATGTTAGGTACACATTTTTATCACGAAATTATCAGAAAAACCATTATTGGTTTTGGTACTCTGTTCAATAATGTTGAATTGCAGAGAACTGATAGTGCAGGACAAGTAGTCCAAACTCTCAAAGTTCCTCTTAATTATGGACCTAGAGAAAAATTTCTTGCTCGTATTGAAGCAGAACCAGAACTCGATGGTCGTGCAGAAACGCAAATTACTTTGCCAAGAATGTCTTTTGAAATGAAAGGTATTCAATATGATCCTAGTAGGAAATTAGGACCTGTTCAGTTGTGTAGAACAGCGAAAGACGGAGATACTAAAAAGTCTTATCAAACATATTCTCCAGTACCATATAACATGGAGTTTGAATTAAATATTCTTAGTAAAAATAATGAAGATTCTGTAGAGATTCTAGAACAAATTTTACCATATTTTCAACCAGTATTTAATATTACAATCAATCTCATCTCAAAGATGAGCGAGAAAAAAGATATTCCAATTGTTTTGAACAGTGTCGGTATTCAAGATGATTATGAATCAGATTTCTTAACAAGAAGAACTCTTATCCACACACTTCAATTTACTGCTAAATCATATCTATACGGTCCTGTTTCAACTTCAGACGTTATCAGAAAGGTCAACGTCGATATCAGTGCCGCTCTAGAAACTGGATCGAGATATGTCAGATACAGTGCAACACCTGCTGCAAAGGTAGATTTAAATCAGGATGGTACATCAATTCCATTCAGTGCATTTAATGTTTCAAGTAACACTATTACTCTTAGTAATCATGGATTTGTCACTAATGACAAAGTTACTTACAACTCAGACTCATCTGGTCAACCTGCTGGTGGTTTGACTGACAAAGAAAATTATTTTATTATCAAGATTGATAATGATAACTTTAGAGTTGCTAAATCTAAGTCTTATGCAAGACAAGGATTTGCAATTGACATCACAGCACAAGGTACTGGTGGAGATCATAAGTTCTCAGTTATTAATGATGCAGATCATGTCTTAATTGAACCAGATGATGATTTTGGTTTCAATGAATCCTATACTAGTTTCTGATCATGTCTGATCCATTTGATAAATTGAACGAAGCATTTAATGTAGAAGCTGAAATCGTTCCTGGAGTACAAAAAAAAGAAGTACTAGTTAAGAAGTCAAAAGAGACAGATGTGGTAGATGACTATGAGTATAGTCGAGCCCAACTTTATAATCTAGTTGAGAAGGGTCAGGAAGCGATTCAGGGCGCTTTGGAAGTCGCGCAAAGTAGCGATCACCCAAGAGCGTATGAAGTCGCAGGCAACCTCATTAAAAACGTTGCTGACATCACAGAGAAATTATTAGATAATCAGAAAAAACTTAAAGACATCGAAGAAGAGAAAGTTCAAAAAGGCCCCTCCACTGTAAACAATGCAGTATTCTTCGGATCTACATCAGAACTGCAAAAGATGCTTAAACAACAGTCATCTGATAAATAAAAGAAAAAACAAAATTAATGGAACTTAGCACTTGGGGCAGAGTACAAAATTTAGTTCAGACTGACTTTGATCTTTGGGTTGAAAGTAAGTGTTCTGATGGAGGGAAAGAAAAATATTGCCGTCTCTGCGAAAAACGTGAAAAACGTGGGACATGTGGATACGGTGGATCCATGTGGGATAAATATACTGTCAACGATGTAAGTGACAGTGAAAAAGCAGCTGCTGCAGAAGAATCTGGTATTACTGGTGACGGCGGAGATGGTGGTGGAGATGGCGGAGGAGGAGAATAAAATGATTAATGAAAAAAGAGACGGTAAATCTTCTAAGGACAAAGGATACTCCCTTAAAGATTGGTTTAAAGGCGGTGGTTGGAAGCAAACTGGTGGTAAGTATGATGGGAAACCATGTGCAAAACAACCAGGACAGAAAACAAAACCATATTGTCGTGATGCAGATGACCGTGCATCAATGAGTAAAGACGAAAGAAACAAACGTGCTGCTAAGAAAAGAGCAGAAGATCCAAATCCAAATAAAAAAGGGAGGGCAACAAACGTGACTCAAGAAGAAACAATGTTGGAAAAGAAAGATGCTTGTTATCATAAAGTAAAATCACGTTATGATGTTTGGCCTTCTGCATATGCATCTGGTGCTTTGGTTAAGTGTCGTAAAAAGGGTGCAAAAAATTGGGGTAATAAATCCAAGAAAGAAGAGTTTGAAGGTAATGTATCTTTCTCTGAATTCCAAGAGAAAGCACAAAAGTGTTGGGATACCCACAAGAAAGTTGGTATGAAGATGAAGGGTGGTAAGATGGTCAATGATTGTCGCCCAAAGAATGAAGAACTTCAGACTGAAGGACAGAAATGTTGGAAAGGTTATGAAAAGAAGGGCACCAAAAAAATGTTTGGTAAAACCTACAACAACTGTGTAAAAAAAGAAGAAGTACAATCTGAGAGTGCATGGACAAAAAAGGCTGGTAAAAACAAAGAAGGAGGTCTCAATGAAAAGGGACGGAAATCTTACGAAAGAGAAAATCCTGGAAGCGACCTTAAAGCACCTTCAAAGAAAGTTGGGAACCCTCGTAGAAAGAGTTTCTGTGCAAGAATGAAAGGTATGAAAAAGAAGTTGACTTCTAAGAAAACTGCTTCTGATCCTGATTCCAGAATCAATAAGTCTCTTAGAGCATGGAATTGCTGATAAATAATTAAAAAAGAAACTACAATGAACATCAAACCACTGGCCGAAGCACAGGATATTCAAGCATCTCCGAGCACTGGTACTCTTCTTTCGGGTACTCTTGCTTGGGTTGTTAATGCTCATACAGCTGCTAACACAGTAACTATTGCTGGTGCAGTTCCAGCTTCTGTAGTAATTCCTCCTAACACGGGAATTATTATTGATAAGGAAGCCGGTGCAGTTCTGGATGTTACAACATCTGGCGGTGAAGTATGGGCGACTGCAATCGCTTACACCAATTAAAAAATAAGGAGATTTACAATGACCGATCCCGATCGACAGTTTTCCGATCTTAAACTAGAACGGAAAGAATGCGAGAAGTGCGGTGCGACATGGGTCAATGGACAACACGTCTGGCGTGGTACAGGTGGTTCATCTGACTCCAGTGAATTGGATCTTGCTGGACTTGTTTGTAACAAGTATGGCAATGATCAATGCATCAATCCTAAAAAAGGAATAGAAGGTGGACAAACTTGGGAATACCGTGCTGGTTATATTGACGGCATCTTAAAGGGTAAGAGAGAAGTTATGGAAGAACTGAGAGATAAATATAAGGATTTGTAATGAACTTTGAATTAGATATGGATGACTATGCAATCATCCTTAATGCATTGCACTACTATAAAAAAGTAGAGAAACGTGGCAACTTCAAACAGTATAATGAAGATCGCATTAATAAATTAAGAGATAAGATGGCTTATCAATTAATTCCTTCAGCAGATAGCGGCAATCGATTGTGAGTGCTGTATTTGTATTTGGATTTGTGATACTACTTACTATAGGAATGGAACTTACTTGGCCTGTTAAGAAATGAATTTATTATTACGTCCTTTAGATAATGCTAACGATCCTGTATGGTCAGTAATTATCTGTGTAATACTTGCAGTTGCAGGTGCTTTATTTGTAGTCACATATATACTAAGACAAGCATTTGCTGAATTAGACGATGGCAGATCAAATCAACCAGAAAGACGCGAACCAGGACCAGCAGATAGCACTCCTGACACACAGGATTGAAGATGCTGAGAAAACTCAAGAAGAACTCAGGCAAAGAGTTCGTAAACTTGAAAAATGGGTTTGGGGTGCTGGTGCTGTCATATCAGCAGCAATAACAATTATCGGAATAGCAACCGCAGTAGAATCAAAGGAGATCGATTATGGGCGCAATGACACCACCAAGCAGGAAATCCTGCTACAACTTTCGAGTCACGGAGATTAATCGTGTTCTTGACGGGGATACTATTGATGTTACTATCGACCTTGGGTTTGACTTATACAAGAAAGAAAGAGTTAGAGTTGCTGGAGTTGATACGCCAGAGAAGAGAACTAGAAACCTTGAGGAGAAGGCA